CTATCTCAAGAAAAGAAACATTGTTATTCCTCCAAGAAGTAAAACACAAAAAAGTGAAAAGTATGCTGGTGCTTATGTAAAGGAACCAAAACCAGGAATGTATGATTGGGTTGTTAACTTTGACTTGAATAGTCTATATCCCCACCTGATTATGCAATTCAATGTGAGCCCAGAAACTCTTGTTGATGAAAGACATCCAACAGTAACGGTAGATAAAATTTTAAACAAAGAAATTACATTTGAAATGTATAAGGACTATGCCGTATGTGCAAACGGTGCAATGTTCCGCAAAGATGTTCGTGGATTTCTTCCAGAACTGATGGATAAAATGTATCAGGATCGCGTCATTTTCAAGAAGAAAATGATTGAAGCAAAGAAGCAGTATGAAAAGACCAAGAACAAAGACCTTGTAAAAGAGATCGCCCGCTGTAATAATATTCAGATGGCAAAGAAGATTTCTCTAAACTCTGCTTATGGTGCGATTGGTAATCAGTATTTTCGTTATTATAAACTTGAAAATGCTGAAGCAATCACTTTGAGTGGTCAGGTTGCAATTCGTTGGATTGAGAGTAAAATGAATAACTATCTCAATAAACTTCTCAAATCACAGGATGTTGATTATGTTATTGCTTCAGATACTGATTCCATTTATCTTAATATGGGCCCTTTGGTTGAAACTGTATACAAAGGAAGAGAGAAAACTACTGAAAGCATTGTTTCGTTCCTTGATAAGGTCTGTAAGGTGGAACTTGAAAAATATATTGAAGGTTGCTACCAAGAACTGGCGGATTATGTGAACGCATATGATCAGAAGATGCAGATGAAGCGAGAAAATATTGCTGATCGTGGAATCTGGACTGCTAAGAAGCGTTATATCCTTAACGTTTGGGATAGTGAAGGTGTTCGTTATGAAGAACCTAAACTGAAGATGATGGGCATTGAAGCAGTCAAATCTTCAACACCCGCTCCTTGTCGAAAGATGATTAAGGATGCTCTTAAGTTAATGATGAGTGGAACTGAAGATGAAGTAATTGAGTTTATTGATAAATGTCGCACAGAATTTAAAAAACTTCCACCAGAACAAATATCATTTCCTCGTTCCGCATCTGATGTTCAAAAGTATTCATCCTCTTCAAACATCTATGCACCCAAAACTCCTATTCAAGTTAGGGGAGCACTTCTATTCAATCATTACATTAAACAAAACAAACTTACTCATAAGTATTCTCTAATTCAAAATGGTGAAAAAGTTAAGTTTGTTTATTTGAAAAAACCCAATTATATTCATGAAAATGTTATCTCCTTCATTCAGGAGTTTCCAAAGGAACTTAATCTTGACAAATACATAGACTATGACCTACAATTTGAGAAAGCATTTCTAGAACCACTCAAGATTATTCTTGATGCAATTGGGTGGAGTGTGGAAAAAACAGTAAACCTTGATTCATTTTTTGCTTAATGGACTTCCTTAAAGATATTGTAAAAGAGATTGGTGATGACTTTACTAAGTTAGCATCGGATATTGATGAGACTGAAACTTATGTTGACACAGGTTCGTACATTTTTAATGCACTGGTCTCAGGTAGTGTATTTGGTGGTGTATCTGGGAATAAGATTACTGCTATTGCTGGAGAGTCTAGTACTGGAAAAACTTTCTTCAGCCTCGCCGTTGTTAAGAATTTTCTTGATACCAATCCCGATGGTTATTGTCTCTATTTTGATACTGAAGCCGCTATCACTAAATCACTTGTAGAATCCCGTGGAATTGATACTTCTCGTCTTGTTGTTGTTAATGTTGTTACAATTGAGGAGTTTCGTACAAAAGCACTCAAAGCGGTAGATCTTTACTTAAAAAAACCTGAAGGTGAACGCAAACCTTGTATGTTTGTGCTAGACTCTTTAGGTATGCTTTCTACTGAAAAAGAAATCAGCGACGCACTGAACGATAAGCAAGTTCGTGATATGACTAAATCACAACTTGTCAAAGGTGCTTTCCGAATGTTAACCCTTAAGCTAGGACAAGCGAATGTTCCACTCATTGTCACAAATCATACATACGATGTCATCGGAGCTTACGTACCAACGAAAGAAATGGGCGGAGGTTCTGGACTCAAATACGCAGCAAGTACAATCATTTATCTCAGCAAGAAAAAAGAGAAAGATGGAACAGAAGTGGTCGGAAATATTATCAAGGCTAAGACTGCTAAATCGCGTTTAAGTAAGGAGAACAAAGATGTTGAGATCCGTCTGTATTATGATGAGCGCGGTCTTGATCGTTACTACGGTCTTCTGGAACTTGGTGAGATTGGTGGACTCTGGAAGAATGTAGCAGGACGCTATGAGATTGATGGTAAGAAGATTTATGCTAAACAGATTCTCAAAGAACCTGAAGTATATTTCACTGAAGAAGTGATGCAACAATTAGATGAAATCGCACGTAAGGAATTTAGTTATGGAGAAAGTTGAGTTTCTAATTCTTAGAAACCTGTTACATAATGAAGACTATATTAGAAAAGTAATACCATTTATCAAACCTGAATACTTTGAAGATTATAATCAAAAGATTGTATTTGAAGAAATACTTTCTTTTGTCCAAGAGTATAATCAACCAGCAACTAAAGAAGTTCTTTGTATTGAGATTGAAAAGAGATCTGACATCAATGAGCAGTCTTTCAAGGAAATAACTCAAATTATTTCTTGTTTAGATGATGTTCCTGTTGAATCGGGATGGTTAATTGATACTACTGAAAAGTGGTGTCGCGATCGTGCCATTTATCTGGCACTTATGGAGTCTATTCATATTGCTGATGGGAAAGATGAAAAGAAGAATCGTGACAGTATTCCTTCTATTCTCTCTGATGCTCTTGCTGTAAGTTTTGATAATCATGTAGGTCACGATTATCTACAAGATTATGAACAAAGATACGAATCATATCACAAAAAGGAGGATAAAATTGAATTTGATCTCGAATACTTTAACAAAATCACGAAAGGTGGTCTCCCTAACAAAACTCTTAACATCGCTCTTGCTGGTACGGGTGTCGGGAAATCTCTATTCATGTGCCATGTGGCTAGCTCCGTCTTGCTCCAGGGACGGAACGTTCTGTACATTACGCTGGAAATGGCAGAAGAACGCATTGCTGAAAGAATTGATGCAAACCTCTTGAATGTTCCTATTCAAGATATTGTAGACCTTCCCAAGCAAATGTTTGAAAACAAGGTCACTAATCTTGCTAAGAAAACTCAAGGTACTCTGATTATCAAAGAGTATCCAACTGCTTCTGCACACTCTGGACACTTTAAGTCTCTTCTTAATGAACTTGCATTGAAGAAGTCATTTCATCCAGATATTATCTTCATTGATTACTTGAATATCTGTGCATCTTCAAGATACAAAGGAAACAGTAATATCAATTCTTATACCTTTGTAAAGGCAATTGCTGAAGAACTTCGTGGTCTTGCTGTGGAGTTTAATGTTCCAATCGTGAGTGCCACTCAGACCACTCGTTCTGGTTATGGTAGTTCTGATGTTGAACTAACAGATACTTCCGAATCATTTGGTCTTCCTGCAACTGCTGACTTAATGTTTGCATTGATTTCCACCGAAGATTTGGAAGGTCTTGGGCAAATCCTTGTGAAACAACTTAAGAATCGATATAATGATCCAACCATTCATAAGCGTTTCGTGATTGGTATTGATCGTGCAAAAATGCGTCTTTATGACTGCGAACAATCTGCTCAGAATGATATCCTTGACAATGGAAAGGATGAGGAGTATGATTATGAAGAAAAGAAACCAAAGAAAACATTTGAGGGATTTAAGTTTTGAATTATTATTCGGTATTTGACAAGAATGGCAAAAAGATTGCCGATTGTTCAAGTATCCGAGACGCTATTATGTTAGTTGAGTTTGATTTAACAAGAACTTATCGTCAGGTTAAACACATTAATCCTGAGACAATTAATGTCCCCCACGTAAGACTGGATGATGATTTGCAACTTCCAGCACAACAAATTTTACCCCAATCTGAACTAGAACCTTTTATTGTATGACTATTGATCTTAATAAGTATGTTGAGTTTGTTAATATGACAACCTCAAATCCAAGTAAAGACCATACCTCTTTCATCAACAGCCTTATGGAACTACGGGAACAAGAGTTTCCCACTGAACGGATGCTTACTGCTGCTGTAGGAATGTCTGCAGAAGCAGGTGAGTTTACCGAGATTGTAAAGAAGATTGTATTTCAAGGCAAACCAGTAAATCAAGAAAATCTGTTTCACTTGAAGCGTGAACTTGGAGACATCATGTGGTATGTTTCTCAGGCATGTATTGGTCTTGATATTTCTATTGAAGAAGTCATTCAAATGAATTTTGAGAAATTGAATGCTCGTTATCCTGAAGGTGC